GACCCTTCTGCCGCGTCTTTTATTACTCTGATAAAGAAACACACGCATGAGGTAAAAAACGGCGATAAAAGCATCCTGAGGCGATATAAGGTGCTGAAGGCTGACAATGATGTGGAAGACGGCTTAAGAGAAACTGCCACGGCAATGAAGAACGGACTCATTAAGATATCTGCCGGATGCACGAAATGGAAGAAAGAAGCAGAAGGGTATATCTGGGATGAGAAGGCCGCGGAGGACAGACCGGTAAAGGTGAATGACCACGCCATGGATGCGATGAGATACTTTGTTAAGACCATGAAGGTAACGAAACCAAAGACAGAATATCAATCGATATTCTCAAGAATGTAGAGCCCGGGAGGCTATGGAGGGAGATATGATTACATATCAGGATTTGCTCTCTGCTATAGGCGAGGGCGATACAAGACGGGAAAGTGATGTGCTGGACTTTGTGAAGAAAGTGATCCGTCAGCATCAGGCATCGGAACTGTACCAGACGGCGCAGATCGCGGATGAGTACGACCGTCAGAAGAACAGGACCATCACCCAATTCCAGAAGATCCTGTACACAATGAGCGGAGAAGCAGTGCCTGATCTGTTCGGCGCGTGCTATCGGATTCCGTCGCGGTTCTTCAATAGGTTTGTTACCCAGGAGAACCAGTATCTTCTGGGTAACGGAGTAAGCTGGGATGGCGAAGAGAACCCGCTGGGCGATGATTTCGACTATGTGCTGCAGGATGCCGGGAAGAAAGCTCTGTGCGGAGCGGTATCGTTTGGGTTCATGAACCTCGATCATGTGGAAGTGTTCTCTGTGCTGGAGTTTGCCCCGCTTTATGACGAAGAGAACGGGAGCCTTCGCGCCGGAGTAAGATTCTGGCAGATAGATCAGACGAAACCTTTGCGGGCCACTCTGTATGAGGAAGACGGATATACTGAGATGATCTGGCGCCGGAAGACAAAGGGCGAGATACTGCAGCCGAAAAGGAAGTACAAGCTGATTATAAGGGAATCAGAGGCTGACGGTATGGAGGTCTATGATGGGGAGAATTATCCTTCGTTCCCGATCGTTCCACTGTGGGCGAATGGCCACCATCAGTCTGAGATCGTTGGGATCAGGGAAGGAATTGATGCATATGACCTCATTAAGTCTGGAGCGGCTTCTGACATTGATGAAGCGGCCCAGATATATTGGGTGATCCAGAATGCCGGCGGGATGGATGATGTGGACCTGAGAAAGTTCATAGAAAGGCTGAGGGTAGTAAAGGCGGCCACGATGGATGAAGACGGTGCGGTGGCAGAGCCTCATACCATTGATATCCCGTATGAAGCAAGGGAAGCGATCCTGAACAGGATTGAGAAGGACCTGTATAAGGATTTCATGGCACTGGATATAGAGAATATCGCATCCGGAGCGACCACGGCAACGCAGATCCGCGCGGCATATGAACCCATGAGCAACAAGGTAGATGAGTTTGAGCATTGTGTTTACAAATTCGTTGATGGCCTTTTGAAGATCGCCGGCAAGGATGTTAAATTCTCGTTTACGCGGTCCATGAATATCAATGTCCAGGAAACTGTACAGACGATCATGATGGCTGCCGAACATCTCAGTGATGATTATGTCACAAGGAAGGTGCTTACCACATTCGGAGATGGTGATTTGGCTGATGACATGATCAGGGAAATGGATGCTGAAGACATGCAGAAGATCAATCTGCCTCCGAGGGATGAAGAATGGACAGAGGGCACGAACTCACAGACGAGCGAATAAAAGAGATCGAGGAAAGGCTGCATGATGAATACATGCAGGCCGCGCATGATGTATCCGACGAGCTTTACCGCTACATGAAAGCTTTTGAGCTTAAGGACCAGAAGTGGCAGGAGTGGGTGAAGACCGGCAAGCACACACAGGAAGAATATCTTGCATGGCGAAAGCAGCAGCTGATGGGAGATGCCAGGTGGAACGCGCTGAAGGAAAGGCTTGCGGTAAGGATGTTTGACTCCAACGAGGCGGCGCAGGAGATCATCGCGGCTGGAATGCCGGATATTATGGCACTTAACCATAACTGGGCGCTCTATGATCTTGAGATGGGAGCTGGCATCGATACTGCACTGAGCATCTACAACAGGGAGAGCGTGGGCAGAATCCTAATCGATGACCCTGACCTGATGCCGGGGCCGGGCAAAAAGGTAATGGGGGAGATCAATGCCGGCAAAGCCAAGAGATGGGAACGGCAGAAGATACAGTCATTGATGATACAGGAGATCATGACTGGCAAATCTATCCCCAAAATGGCGTCTAAAATGGCCGAGGAACTCGCGAATGGAGATCTTAAAGCATCTGTAAGGAACTGCCGAACAATGGCCACAAACGCCCAAAACGCGGGCAGATATGGAGCCTATAGAAGGGTAGACAGAAGCGGGTATGACCTGACTATAGAATGGGCGGCTACGCTGGATATGCGGACAAGGCATGAGCACAGGATGATGCATGGACAAAGGCGGGAGTTGGATGAGCCATTCGAGGTCAATGTGGGTGACAGGGTGGTAAAGATCCTTTATCCGGCGCAGACGAAATACGGAGAGTCAGACATCCCCCAGCAGATGATCTGGAACTGCAGATGCGCTCTTATAGCATGGATCAAGGGATTCGAGCATGATACGCTAAAGAAGTCTGAGCGCATGGAGGGAATGTCTTTTGAAGAGTGGCAGAATGCAAAGCCGGTGAGCAAACCTATTCTGAGCCAGAAGAAGACCGGGGACGCGATCAGGGCGCAGTACATCAGGGAGTACAAGAAAGGATGAGCTTTACGGTCAAGATCGAGGAAGACAATACTGAGAAGATAAAGAATGCCGTGCATGATAGCATCCTTGAAGGCCTTGACGCGGCAGGAGTGCAGGCGGTATCCCTTGCAACGGTGGAGATCCAGAAAGAGCCTCAGAGAGTAGATACGGGCCTTTTGAAAAACTCGATCGCATACGCGGTGGTTGGAAAGTCTGCAATACCATCAACGTACAGTGCGGATAGCCCTGACAAAGACGGGAATGTGCGGACGGGAAGTTACAGCGGGACCGCTCCGGATGAGGGACCGGATAAGCCGTATGTAATGATCGGGACCAATGTGGAATATGCCGTTTATGTCCACGAAGGAACGAGCCGGATGAAAGCGAACAGGTTTTTGAAGAATGCAATTGACGAAAATAAGTCTGAGTTGCGGGAAATCGTAGTGAAGGAATTGCAAAAGTTGTAAGTCTCAGCTAAAATACCATAAATTCGGAGGTGGATATGGCAAAGCTACCTACAGATATCCCGCACAGATGCCAGTGTGGGAAGGTACTTGCGTTCTGGCGCGATGGAAAGCTTTACATCAAATGTAAGCAGTGCAAGCGGGAAACGCAGGTGCCTATAGAACCTAGAACCCAAGAGGCTAGAGGTCATTGAGCAGGAATGCTTAGTGACCTCTTTTTTTGTCTCAGCGTAGCACTCGCGTAAAACTGCGAAAAGGAGATATGCAACATGGCAAATTTTGATGAAATCGTACAGAAGCACACGGACGATGCCGGAGTGATCCCGGCAAAGGCTATCACGAACCTGATCACTGCTATCAAACAGGCCGTCGGTAATGAGTATGTCGAGAAGGAAAGGTATAAGGCCAAGCTTTCCGAGATCGAAGACCTCAAAGAGGGCAAGCAGACCGCAGAGGACAGTGTAGCGACCGCTGAGAAGTGGAAGACTAAGTACGAAGGCATCAAGCAGGAACTTTCAGACTACAAAAAATCTGTGCAGGCCAAAGAGACCAGGGCACAGAAGACCGATGCATATAAGTCGCTCCTGAAGGAGATCGGAGTGAATGACAAGCGCATTGCTGCGATCCTCAAAGTCACTGATCTTGACGGGATGGAGCTGGACGCAGACGGAAAGCTGAAGGATGCTGCTGATCTGAGAAAGACCGCGAAAGAAGAGTGGTCTGACTTCATTGTAACAACACACACACAGGGTGCGCAGACGGCAACCCCGCCGAGCGGTAAAGTCGCTCCAAAGAGCCGGGAAGAGATCATGAAGATCAAGGACCCGACAGAGAGACAGAAAGAGTGGGGTGCATATCTGGCCGCACAGAAAGGATAAGAAATGGCGGCAACGAATGTTGAAACATTAACCAATCCGAGAGATTCTCTCCCCAATGTATATACAAACGTCACTCCCAGAGAAATGGATTTTGTCACACAGTTCGCCAAGAACTGGGACGCTCTGAGAACGATCCTGGGCATCATGCGCCCGATCAAGAAGACTCCCGGCACGAAGCTGGTGTCTTATACCGCTTCTGTGGATCTTGAAGACGGCAATGTAGGACCCGGCGAAGTGATCCCTTACTCCAAGGCCACCATCACCAAGGTCGCTGAGGGAGACCTGAATATTGAGAAATATGCCAAGGCTGTCCCGATCGAGGACGTTGTTAAATATGGCGCACAGATCGCTGTACAGAAATCTGACGCGGCATTCCTGCATGAGCTGCAGGTAGATGTCATGGGCAGATTCTATACATTCCTCAACACCGGATCGCTTCTCAGCGCAGAAACCACTTGGCAGATGGCACTGGCCATGGCCAAGGGCAGAGTTCTGGACAAGTTCCAGAAAATGCACAGGGATGTGACAGAGGTCGTTGGTTTTGCCAATATCCTCGATGCTTACAAGTACATCGGCGGGGCAAGCGTCACGATTCAGACCGCATTCGGCATCAATTATGTTGAGGATTTCCTCGGATATAAAACACTGTTCCTGCTCTCTGATCCGCAGATCGCAGAAGGAACGGTGATCGCAACGCCTATCGAGAATATCGACCTTTATTACATCGATCCCGGCGATTCCGAATTTGCGCAGCTCGGCCTGAATTATGTCACAGACGGTGAGACCAACCTGATCGGATTCCATGCCGCCGGCAACTACAGCACTGCAGTGGGCGAGTCCTTCGCTCTTATGGGCATGGAGCTGTGGGCAGAGTTCCTCGACGGCATCGCAGTCGTATACGTAGGAACAGCGACAAAGGTCACCTCCGCAGAGACGATCACCGCCACAGTAGGTGACGCGAAGCTGTTTAAGACTGCTCATTCTCCGCTTATCAGTGTTCAGGAGCTTAAGGACGGCAGCACCGCGATCACTGACTACACGATCGAGAAAGACGGTGTAAGACTTGCATCTACTCCTTCCGGAACGGTCACGATCAAGTATACCTACGCGGCACAGTAAGGAGTAAAACATGATCGGCGAACTTTTACACGAAATAAGGAATTACTTCGATATGTCGAGGCACTTCGGCACGTTCCGGATCGTGGACGGTTCGCCGAATTTTGATGGGATTCCAATTAAGACAGGGCAGTATTTCCGCATATGTGGATCGGTGTTCAATGACGGCGTTTATCTTTATCCGACAAATAATCTGTTTGATGAAGAATGGACCGGCGCTGTGTGGCTGCTTGCCATTCCACAGGAGATCATTGAACTGAGCGAAGAGATCGACAAATGGAATGAGCAGTATGGTGGCGCGGGGCCGTATACGTCCGAATCATTCGCCGGGTATTCGTACACGAAGGCCACGGCTAAAGACGGTGGAACGTACACATGGAAGGATGAATTTGCAAGTCAGTTGAAGAGATGGAGGAAGATATGCCCGTATTAGGATCACTGCTGGATCAGGCAATGGAAGACTGCCACATCATGGACAAAACTACTCAGCCGGACGGCTACGGCGGAGTGGTGACAACATATGTGGCCGGAGCTGAGATCAAAGCGGCATTTGCTTTCGACATGTCAACACAGGGAAGAATCGCGAATGTGCAGGGCGCAACGGACACATGCACGGTAACAACGCGCAAGTCCGTTGTCCTGCAGTCTGGTGATGTCATCAGGCGCGATAAGGACGGAATGACATTTATGATCACTACGAACGGGAACGACTACATGACACCAAAGAGCGCGGACCTTAATTCGCGAGCGGTCAAGGCGAAGGTGTGGAAAGCCCCTGTGAAGGGAGGATCAGATGGATAACTGGCAGGCACTGCAGTCTTTCTGGGGGTCCTTCGAGTGGCCCGCATATGATGAGCAGACCGCATTCCCAGAAGGATATATGCCGGCATTCCCACATATCACTTACGAATCAGGGGATGGAGACTTTGGAAGAGTCGCGTTCCTGGTAGCGCATTTGTGGGACAAGGATTCAGATCCGTATTCGGTCAACTGGGCCGGCATCAAGCAAAAGGCTTCTGAGATCAAGGACTATATCGGACAGGGCGGCGTCAAGATCAATGTGGACGGCGGGCAGATCTGGATAAAAATCCCCGATTCGATGTCGTTCGCGATGCCGATCGGCGCAGACCCTGACGATCCCACAATCAAGCGGATACTGCTCAATGTGGAAGTGGAATTCTTATCAGTTTAAGAGGAGAAATAAAAAATGGGCATGAAATATACAAAGGTTGCCTCAGATGCGTTTGAAAAATTAACGCTTAACGCAGGCATCATCTGCAGGACGTTTGTCCCGGATACAGGTGTGGTGACTGACATCATCGCGGCTACAACGGGCGGCCTGACATTCGCTGAGAATCCCACGTATACGGATTTTGGTGAAGATGTGGACAACGTCCCGGCAAATACAAAGCAGATGCTCCGTATCACTGCATATGACCCGGTCATCAGTGGAACACAGCTGACACTGGACGCGGCAACGATCGCGGAGCTGATCGGCGGAGCGGATGTGGGGACAGCAAGCGCGGCGGGAGTTACGAAGATCTCTCCCAGGGCTGTGCTGGAAGAAGCGGACTTCAAGGATCTGTGGTTCATCGTTGACTATTCCGATGTAAACACAGGAACGACTGCAGGATTCGTAGCGATCCACATCATGAATTCGCTCAACAGGACAGGATTCCAGCTGCAGACCGGCAAGAATGCAAAAGGACAGTCCACGTTCGAATATCACGGTCACTATGACATCACAGACGAAGATCAGACCCCGCCTTTTGAGGTCTATATCAAAAAGGGTACAGAATAATAAGGAGATACCAATATGACGAAAAATCTGGCGAATTGCAAACCGAGCGAATTCCTGAGGCAGACCAACAAGATCCGGCACTATGTACAGAAGTGGATGGATGTTACAGAACTCCCGCAGATCCGGAAGAGACTTCCGCAGATTCCAGAAGGGGCAACGGCTGAAGAAAAGAAGGCACTGCTCAGGGAACAATCCATGAAGAATCTGAGCGACATGCTCGATTCTGCACTGGATAAGCATCCGGAGGAAACAATTGGAGTGCTTGCGCTTGCATGTTTCATCCCGGCTGAAGAAGCTGAGGACCATCCCATGGATGAATACCTCGATGCGCTGTCACAGCTCATGGAGAGCGAGGGCGTGATCCGTTTTTTTATTTCGTTGGTGAATTTGGCGCAGAAGAGTGGGAAATAACCGGGATCAATCCAGAGATGGTAGACCTGATGGGAAAGGGGTATGTAGTCGATTACTGCATATCCCTTTTGCGTAAGAAGCAGGAGCAAAGAAGATTTCAGGTCTATATAACGGATGTGCTGATGGTGATGAACAACAACATTCAGCGAGCTTTCGGCGGCGCCAAGATCACTCAGCGATATGCAGATTATTTCAAGAAAGAAGATACGAGGACTGCCGGACAGATCGTGAAGGACACGATGAGAAAGGCCGGGCTCACATTTGCAAAGGATATAGAGCATGAGTGAGTTATTTAAGCTTGTGGCCAAACTCACACTTGATACAACCGAGTTTGACCAAAACACAGATAGAGCAAAAGAAGAAGCGGGCAATTTTGGCGAATCGCTTGTAAACGCGGGGAAAATAGGCGTGGCGGCGCTTGCGTCAATCGGCACTGCGGTCGTTGGAGCAGCTACCGCACTCATAAAGGGTACGGGAGAAGTTGCCGCGTATGGTGACAACATAGACAAGATGTCTCAAAAAATGGGCATGAGCGCGGAAGCATATCAAGAATGGGATGCGGTTATGCAACATTCTGGGACGTCTATGGAAACCATGAAGGCATCCATGAAGACTCTTGCCAATGCCGCTGAGACAGGGAGCGATGCGTTTGAGAAACTTGGCATCAGCCAGGAAGAATTGCAAAGCATGTCGCAGGAACAGCTTTTCGAGCGGACGATCTCTGCGCTGCAGAACGTCGAGGACGAGACGCAGAGGACGTACCTTGCAGGAAAGACTCTGGGCAGGGGCGCCACAGAGCTTGGCGCTCTTCTCAACACCTCTGCGGAAGATACGCAGGCAATGCGTGACCGCGTAAGAGAGCTGGGAGGCGTCATGAGCGATGAGGCTGTTAAAGCAGCCGCAACGTACCAGGACAGTCTGCAGGATATGACAACTGCTATTTCCGGCGTCAAGCGCGGAATCCTGGCGGAGTTTATGCCGTCACTGACAACTATGATGGACGGCATCACTAATATATTCGCCGGCGACTCAGACAAAGGCATCAAGCAGCTCGAAGACGGATTTGACCAATTGTTTGTGACGATTGATAAGTCAGTGCCAAAAGCGGTAAATACAGTTGGATCTATTCTGACAGCGATTGTGGGTGCGATTGAAAAGAACCTGCCAAAGATCGTGCAGAAAGGTGCTGACCTGGTAATGAATCTTGCATCGGGAGCCATAGAAGGCATCCCGAAAGTTGTAGAAGGCGTCGGGACCGTTTTTGAGGTTATATTGGAGACGGTGACCGATGCGTTCCCTGGCATGATTGAAGCGGGAGTGTCGCTCATTGGGCAATTGAGCGAAGGGCTTGTCGAAGGAATCCCTACAATCATCGGTAACATTCTCCCGATGATTGAAAGTTTTTCTGAAACGTTCCGAGAAGGCGCCGGAAACCTGGTTGATGTAGGCATTGAATTTATCCTCAACCTTGCGCAGGGCATCATGGATTCGCTTCCCACGCTGATTGAGCAAGTACCGCAGATTATCATTAACTTTGCGGGAGCGATTAATGATAATGCCCCGAAACTGCTTGAGGGCGGCGTGAAGTTGATATGGATAATCATACAGGGAATCATATCTGCGATCCCTACACTGATTGCCAATATCCCGAAAATATTTGAAGCGATCTTAGCGGTGTGGACGGCACTCAACTGGATTAACCTCGGTAAGAATGTTATCGAGTTCATCAAGAATGGCATCGACCAGTTAGCGACTAATCTCCCGCAGGCGCTCAAGGACATCGGAAACAAAGCGATTGAATGGTTTAAGGGCGTTGACTGGGCTAATGCAGGAACGCAGATTATTGACTTTATCAAGACGGCAATATTAGGAGTTGCCACGCACGTCCCGCAGACCTTACTGGACATAGCAAACAAGGCGTGGGATTGGTTCAATGATGTGGATTGGCTGTCCCTTGGCTCAAACATCATTGACGGTATAGTAAACGGCTTAAACGCGGGTATCGGATGGCTGAAAGAAAAGGCGCGGCAGGTGGCGGAGGACGCTCTGAACGCGGCAAAAGACTTTCTTGGCATTAAATCCCCGTCTAAGGTATTTAGGGATCAAGTCGGCAGGATGATTACTGCAGGTCTGTCAATCGGTATAGACGACGGAGCGGTGGATGCAATCAAATCAGCGGAAAGACTGTCAAAAAGTGTTTTTAAGCCCTTTGACGACCTTGATGCACCATTTATTAGCGTAACGGCTGAAAATGGCTCTATGGGGGCATTTTCGCAGGATTTTGGCGGCGTTATGGCTGAGTATCTGCGCACGAACAACGAAGCCCTCACCGAAGCGTTCTACACCGCATTCATGATGGTAATGCGTGAGGGTGGCTTCACAATGCAGATTGACGGACGAGAGTTCGGCAGAGTTCTTAGAGAAAGCGGGGTACAAATGGCATGATTCCAGTAACTTACATTTCCTCCGCAGGGAATACCTACCAACTGCATAGCAAAAACGGCGTTTTGCATAAGCGCCTGCCGTTCCGGTCCTGGTCATGGAAACCACGCACAACAGAACTGGAACAGGGTGTGAGGGTTTCGGGGTTCACCCGTGGACCTGCGCAGTACAAGTCCGAATTACTGTTTTATGGGAGTGTTGAGGAACAGACCGAACTTGTCAACGATTTGCACGATGATTTTGAGGGCGATATGCGCCGAAAGAAAACGGGCAGGCTTATCGTTGAGGGTCAGTACCTTGACTGTTACGTGATAGGCGTGGACGCACGTCACAACAAAGGCGTCACAATGGACACAATACAGATTTACGCGCCGTATCCGTATTGGATGCAGGAGCAGAAAATCGTTCTCGATGCTTCGTCTGTTCCGTCTAGTGGGTTTCTCGATTTTCCTTATGACTTCGCCTATGATTTCACCGCTCCTGTGATGGGAAGAAAGATTGTCAAGTCAGACTTCCCGTTCGATTCGGAATTTCAGATGGTTATATACGGTCTTGCGGTTAATCCACGAATAGTGATTAACGGCTATCCGTACACCTTATATGCAACGATCCCGCAGGGGGCTCACGTCATAGTGGATTCCAAGCAGAAATCAATCATGATGTACAACACGAACGGAACACGGACAGACCTTTTCAATTTTAGAAACAAGACCGAGAGCATTTTCCAAAAAATCCCTGCGGGCAATTTGGATATAGCGTGGGATTCTTCCTATGGCGTTGACTTGACCGTGTTCCGTGAGCGTTCTGAACCGAAAGGAGCACTGGCATGAATGAGATCATCGTAGCCAAGGTAAACGGGGAAGAACTGCGGAGCGCACTGTATGCGGAATATGATTTTGAAACGGGCGACGACAAGAAAAGCACGTTTTTGGTCACGTTCCTAAAGGATGAATGGAAGTCAATCCCTGACGGTGGTAGGCTCTTCATTCCTCAGACAGAGTTCGGCGGGCTATACAAAAAGACCGAAGTGGTTAGCAAATACGGAACAGTGGCGGCGGGCGGCTTCACGTGGCGCGGGCTTATGCACTACAAGATCATATCCCCGCCAAGCGGACAGGATTATGCGGTTGATTCGGGAGAGTTAAATGCCATCATCGGGGCGCGTGTTTCGGCGGCGTTCCCGAACTTGATGGTAGGCTCAAACGCTACCACGGAAGTCACCGTAACGTATCAGCATAAAAGATACTGCACACTGTATGACGGGCTGAAAGAAATGCTTGCATCAGTAGGCTATAGGATGCGGCTCACCTATGACCAAGACCTTGCGAAAGTGGTAGTTGATGCCGTTCCCATCTTGGACTATTCCAGTGAAATTGAGTATTCATCCGACATGAACGCTCATTACAAAATGACACTGGATTACATGGGCGTAAACCACTTGATTTGTCTTGGGGCGGGAGAGTTAAAGAACAGGCTTGTTATACACCTTTACGTTGACCGTCAAGGGCGAATATCCACTACACAGACGTTATTTGGTGAGGATGAAATCTGCGCGATCTACGACTACAAAGGCGCGGCTTATGACGAGTTGATGAAGTCGGGAATTGAGAACCTGCAACGTGATATAAACCGAAGTAAATTCTCAATTGATCTTGACACTGTAAAAGATGTGGCAATCGGTGACATTGTAGGATCGAGAGATTACACCACGGGCTACACCGTGAAAGCCCCTATCACAACAAAGGTTCACAAATTCCGCGACGGCAAGGAAACCACGGAATACAAACTGTCCGAGCAGGTCACAGTTGAACAAAGTCCATCGCTTTTATCGATGAAGCGTATCAGCAAAGTGGAGGCACAGAAATAAATGGAAATTATTGCAGGATACGTGGGAGAACCCCACGTTACTTCACAACAGGAACGTAATACAAATATTGCTATATTCGGGAGCGATGCTCGCATTATTGGCGGCGTGAATTCTGAACTTGAAGCAACGGTCGTATCCGCAAACCTTGTTGAAATCTCAGACGGAATGATCGTGTGTGAGGGATGTACGGCGGAGATACCGAGGGGCACAAATGATTCGCTTGTTATCGATAACGGCGAACAGAGAATGAAGCGCATTGACCTTATTGTTGCCCGATACTCGAAGAACGCAAACACTGGCGCTGAAAGCATGGAATTGGTGGTGATAAAGGGAACATCAGCCGCAAGTGATCCCGTATCCCCCTCATATAACACTGGACTAATCGCAGACGGAGACAGTCCTGTTGATTTCCCGATTTATCAGGTCAACATTGACGGCATCAGCATTACATCAGTGGATGCACTTGTTGGCACGGTGAACATACCCGACCTTATCAGCGACTCCATAAGTAATGCTCTGAAGTGGAAGACTTTTGGTGGTGATGCATGGGGCCAGACATTTGTCACTGTTCCTGCTTCGGCTAAAGAGGTTTATGTCATCGTCTACATCAAATGGACATCGGGTGAAAAGGTCATGGTTGACTTTCACATTCCCATCGAACCGTATGCATTTGGGTCACCGACAAACTTCGCTCAGCACGTTAATTATTATGGAGCGAATCAAAATGGCTATGTGTGCATTGAAGCACGTACTACAGGTGGCACTAATTTCATGCGACTTTACGAGGCACGTAACGGCAGTACAGACGTAACTTCAAGCACGTACTGCGCTTATATGTACAGATAGGGGGTAACGCATGAATACTTCCAAAATCATTAAGGGAGTGGTAAGCAACGGACGCTATACCGTGACCGCTCCCGAACCCGAAGAGGTGACGGAAGAATAAGCAGAGGTGAAAGAAAATTGAAACCTATACGGTTTGGAAGTTTCGGACAACTCATTTGTTGCCGTTACTGATTTTTAAAGCACTATTAACCAGAGGGCGCTTCGGCGCTCTCTCACATGAGGACTACCGCCTATGGACGATAAAGATTACGTCACCCGCTTCGAGTATGAAGAGAGACAAAAGCGGATTGATGACGAGAACAACCGCCAAAATCACAGGATAGACAAACTGGAAACAATCACCGACCAAATCGCAGATATGGCGGCATCAATCAAGGCGATGGTCGTAACGATGCAGGCAATGCAAAAGGAACAAGAAGAACAGGGAAAGCGGCTTACAGACATTGAGAAAAAGCCTGCTGATAACTGGGATAAACTGGTCTACTCAATCATTGCAATGGTAGCTACTGCCGCTGTTACTTATATTCTCATGAAAGGAGGACTTTAATCATGTTTAAAATGAGTAACAAAGTTTATGACGTTCTGAAGGAAATTGCACTTACGATCCTGCCCGCGCTTGCGGTTTTTTATACTGCTTGCAGTAAGATATGGGGACTCCCGTATGGCGCAGAAATCCCTGCAACGATCATGGCGGTTGATGCGCTCCTTGGCGCCTGCCTGCATATCTCCAACTCCGAGTATCGCAAGGACGGTGGTGCAAATGTTTAAGGCTTATGTGCCAAAGATCACACTGTCAGGACGTGAGACTCGCAAGGGTGACGGCATCGGCATGATGTGCAACGGTCAGACCATGCTCTTTGATGGATTCGAGGGCGGGGAGCCAACCAATAACCTCATGTCGTGGCTTGCCAGTGAGGGAGTAAGTGATATTGATGTGGCAGTGCTATCCCATGTCCACTATGACCATTACAACGGACTTTTGCAAATTGAAGCAGATGGGCGTTTCCATATCAAACTGCTCTATATGACCGACCCGCTAACCCTCAAGCATGGCTGTGATGGGAGTGCAAATGGGCGGGCGGTCAAAGAGGATATGGACAACGCCTACAAGTTCGTCCGCAAGATGCAGAGTTACGGAACAAGGGTGTTGTGGCTTGACAAGGGGGCAACGATCAAATGCGGCGATGTGTCGTTCAGAGCGTGGAGAAAACAGCCGTCAGAGTTTCAAGAGGATGAGGAAAACGGATGGGCATTTGTCAATGACGGATCGCTTGTTCTCTGGTCTCCCGAAACACAGTTGCTTTTGGGCGGCGATGGTCCGACCAACATAAAAGAGGCGATTGCTTCCTTTGGTGCAAAGGTCAGCGGTTACGACATTTCCCATCATGGTAACAACTGTTCCCAGTCTAATGCAGAGGCACTAAAGGCGGCAGGGTGCGTTGTGGCGTGGGAAACAAATGTTGAGCGGAACGGTGCGGGCACGACTGATTTTACAATGTACGGAGCGAGACGGGTTGTACAGCAGGGCATCCCAGTGTGGATGCAGGATCAGCCCATCTATATTGAAGCGGCAAACGGAAAAATCGTGTTTAAGCAAGGGAGTAAGATCGTGACGGCGAATATACCTTATCAGAGTTATCAGACAGGATGGAACAAGGACGCAAAGGGGTGGTTCTACATCCTTTCCGATGGCAGGCGCGCAAAGGGATGGATCAAGGTCGGTTGGAGCAAGCCGCAGTCCAAAGATGGCAAAGACTGGTTCTTCATGGATTCGGACGGCTACATGGTCAGAGGGCTTCACAAGTGCAGTTGGAGCGGCGGCATAGACACTTTCTACTTCGACGAAAACGGCGTCATGCAGTACGGGTGGAAGTACATCAGCGGCAAGTGGTATTTCTTCGACAAGAACGGCGCTATGAAAATAGGGTGGCTTTACGACAACGGATCATGGTATTACCTCGGCGCAGACGGCAAGATGGTGACGGGATGGGTCACTTACAAGGGAAAACGATGCTACCTTGAACCCGTATCGGGCAAAAATCAAGGTCACTGTTACACATCCTGCACGGCGGTCATTGACGGCAAGACCTACAGATTCGACAAGGACGGATATGCAACCGAGGAAAAAGGCGGGGGAAAATCGTCACTGAACGGCGTTGATATAGCGTCCTACCAGTCGAGCATCAACCCCGCGAAACTGACGACAACCGACTTCGTGATTGTCAAATTCACGCAGGGCACAACGTACCTTAACCCATACGCGGATCGTCAGTATTCAGTGGCAAAGGCGGCGGGAAAACTGCTTGGCGCGTACCACTATGGCACTGGCAAGAGCGCAACAGCAGAAGCACAGTATTTTGTGAAATGCCTTGGAAACCGTGTCGGGGAATGTGTGCTTGCCCTTGATTGGGAAGGCAACCAAAATTCCGTTTTCGGCACTGGGAAAGATGTGGCATGGTGCAAAGAGTTCTTGGATGAAGTGTACCGCTTGACAGGAATCCGCCCGCTCATCTACATGAGCAAATCCGTGTGCCGTAAATACAACTGGTCAAGCGTGGCGGCGAATTATCCCCTGTGGTGCGCTCAGTACAAGTCCAACTCGACAACCGACTACCAATCAAGCCCGTGGACGGATAACAACGGCTTCGGCGCGTGGGAGCGGGATACAATCCGCCAGTATTCCAGTCACGGCAGGATCGCAGGCTATGACGCGAACATAGATCTTGACCTTGCCTATATGTCGGCTGAGGAATGGCGGGCAATGGCAGGCGGCAAGGTACTGACCAAAGAAAATCCGATTGACGTTGCAATCTCTATCGCTGAATCCTACTTGGGATACCATGAGGGGGCAAACAACAAGACGATCTTCGGGGATACCATGCACGCTATTCAGCCCCGCAACATGGACGCAAACGCGGCTTGGTGCGATGCCTTTGTAGATTTTGTCATCCTCAAGACCTGCGAACACTTTGGAAAGGGCGCAGAAACCGCGAGAATGGTGCTCGGCGGGGATTTTGACGATTACACCTACAATTCCGTAGCCTTGTACAAAAAGGCGGGAAGATGGGCAAAAACGCCGTCAAGAGGCGATCAGATATTCTTCGGAGGGAGCGGTCACACGGGGATCGTTACCTCAGTTGAGAGCGGAACAGTCCACACAACAGAGGGCAACAAGGGTGACGAGGTAAGGCGCGGAAGTTACTCTGTCAACTCTCCGTCAATAATCGGCTACGGCAGACCGAGGTACGATCTTATCACGGGCAAGATCACGGCGGCGGATATGCCGCTTATCAAAAAGGGCAGTAAGGGCGATGCCGTAAAAAAATTACAGCAGATCCTTAACAGCAAAGGATACAAGCTGTCTGTGGATGGTGACTTTGGACCGGCGACAGAGGCGGCCGTGAAGGCATACCAGAAGGCTAACCATCTGGAAGCTGACGGCGAGGTCGGCGAGAAGACGTGGGGCGCGCTTATCAACGGATGATGTGGTATAATAGGACTGGAGAGAAGCATCACTGCTAGTATATGTTTTTCACAAATAAAAAATTGCGGCTTGCTTCCGCAGAATGCAGAAGTTTCAAGCCGCAGGCTTCTTCCTGTAGATCGATTATAACACGAGGTGCAAAAATGGACAATAATACACCGATGATAAGTTACGCAGCGCACGAGGGAATGATGGCGCGGATGGAGCGCACGATCAGGAGGCTGTGGATTCTCTGCATCCTGCTGATTCTTCTGCTTGTCGGTACAAATGCCGGATGGATTTATTATCAAAGTCAGTATGAAGATGTAGTAACTACAACACAGACCGTGACACAAGATGTTGATACTGGTGATGGAACGGCCATAATCAATGACGGAGTACATGTAAATGGCGAAAGTGAAACAAACAGTAACTACAACAAGGACTAAGACCAGAAAACGCAAGATCGGTAAAGGCATGAAAAAATGTCCCCGTTGCGGTGGTGATGGAGTTGTACGGAAAAAGTGAAAGAATATACCAACAGTCAGATTTCAGGAATCATTGATGAATACATCCATTCAGAACGTGACCGGAAACTTCTTAAAAGGCGTCTGATTGACGGAATCACGTATGAACGCCTTGCAGAAGAATTTGAGCTTTCTGTGCGGCAACTCAAAAATATAATATACAGAGCAGAGGACAGACTGTTTTCCCATATTGATTAGCAGTTTTCTTTCATTTTGACCTCCTTTCTATTAGGACCATCACGGAGCATATCCGTGGTGGTCTTTTTTGCACGAAAACTTCCACACGATTTGCACTTCTTATTCATTCTGAAAATGTCCTCTTTTTCCTACAATTTAAGGAGAAAGGGGTTTTTTTATGTACATCAAATATCAGCCAAATCCACAGAAAAAAAAACGGACGATTGCGTGATCCGGGCACTTACTAAGGCCCTGGGCGTTGATTGGGATACCGCAAGTATCTATGCAATCGTGCAGCAGATCAGAGACTCCGACATATACGTCAAAAACTACGTTTGGGGGAATTTGCTCATTAGAAATGGATTCACAAAGCATCACCTGCCCGACACATGCCCTGATTGCTACAGCATTAAGGATTTTTGCGAGGGCCATAAGATGGGCGTGTATGTCCTTGGTACCGGTGACCATGTGGTTACTGTCGTTGACGGTGATTACTATGACTCTTTTGATTCGGGCGATATGATCCCGATTGTCTATTACCGAAAGGAGGCACGCAATGGCTTATAATAACGGATTCCCAATGTCATATCAGCAATTCTATCAACCCCAGTATCAACAGCCTTATAACAGCTTTCAGAGCGGAAACAATCAGATGCAGCAGCAAGCAGCCCAACAGATGATGACTCCTCCCACGATCCACGCGGAGATAGTGCAGATTGCAGACCGGGCCGAGGCCATGAATTTCCCGGTAGGCGCGGGACAGGCACAAATGATGATTGCAAAGGATGACTCCGCCATCTTTGTAAAGACTGCTTTTGCCAATGGGCAGAGCAACCTGGTCGAGTACGTCAAAAAGGCACCGGAGCCGCAGACGCCACCGGCTGATTATGTGACAAGAGAAGAGTTCGAGCGCCGACTTGCAGAGATTTATAAATCGGCAGAAAAGAGGGTAAGCGATGAGTCAGATGTTTGACGCGTTAGGACAGAGGCCGCAGCAGAATCAGCAGAACGGTCAGCAGGCTTTGCAGGAAATCAAGAGCAATCCGGCGGCCTATCTCAAAAAGATGGGGTACAACCTTCCGCGGGGAGTTGATACCAGGAATCCACAATCTATCATCAACGGCCTTGTACAGACAGGGCAGATCGGTAACGGCAGAGTTCAGCAGTTATTGAGGATGTTTAACAGGAGATAAATTGGTTTACCAATTGCAACTTGTTGCAACTTACAAGCAAGTTAACTTTTGAATATCTTTTGATATTCAAGCGTTTTTCAAAAGATACATACCAGTGCGCACGGGATGTAGATATAGCAACTGGCTTTTAACCGTATGCAAATCCATACGGTTGTAAAAGTCACTAACCGACAAAAGACATATCGGAGGTACTTTTTATGGCTTTAACGGATGATTCTATGGTCATGCCGGTGCAACCGGCTTATGGCGGCAATTATGGCGGCGGAATGGGCTTCGGTGGAGACTGGGCTTGGATTCTGCTTCTGCTCCTCATCGGTGGTAACGGATGGGGGATGGGTGGCTTCGGCGGTTTCGGTGGCGGCCTTGGCATTGATTTCCCTTGGCTTCTGAATGGTCAGAACGGAATCAACAACAATGTCAACGACGGATTCCGCGATGCACAACTCCATGACTCCGTGACATCTGTCAGAGACGGCGTGAGCGCTCTTGCGACTCAGCTTTGCGGATGCTGTGGCGATATTCAGATGGGTATGGCCAATGGCTTCGCGGGTGTTCAGCAGTCCCTTTGCAACGGTTTCGCCGGAACAACGGCGGCGATCACCGGCGCTCAGAATGCAATTTCTCAGCAGATGAACACAAACGAGATTGCAAACCTCAACAGGTCATTTGCAGAGCAGACTGCGAACATGCAGGGCTTTAATGGCGTCAATGCCGGTGTTGCTGATCTTCGTTACACCGTAGCAACGGAAGCGTGCGCGGACCGCGCGGCAGTTGGTGACGCTCTTCAGAATGTCACCATGCAGAATATTGGCAACACAAACGCCATCGTGAACGCGATCAACGGCGGAATCCAGTCCATTAAGGATCAGCTTTGCGATTATCGCAACGCTCAGAAGGATGATACCATTGCAAACCTCAGACAGGAGCTTATGTACTCTCGCGGACAGGCTTCTCAAGTTGAGCAGACCGCTCAGCTTCTTGCAAACAACAATGCTCAGACAGCACTGTTTCAGCAGGGCTTGAATGCAGAGGTGGATGCATTGTACACGCGTCTTAAGAACTGCCCCATCGGGACAACTCCTGTTTACGGCAATCAGCCGATCTTCACCTGTGGTGGAAATGGCTGCGGGTGCGGCAATAACGGTTTCTGATCTCTTATGAGATTCTGCGGGGGGATTATGTCTCCCCGCATTGAGGAAAGGAAATATTATGGCATGTAAAAATGTATGCAGGTTGTGCAATCATCTTGCTATTTCCACAGCAGTTGCGTTTACCGGCGGTAATCTTGTAATCACACTTCCACAGGATTCTTATTCTGACGGCGAAAAGGTGTGCATAGTTATTGCGCAGACCATACCAGAGGAGACGACAATAAACGCCCCTGTAGTGATCCAGATTGGAGAAGGTACGGTGCAGTATCCGCTTACAACAAGGTGCTGCGCGCAGGTTTCAGCGTGTGGAGTGAGGACCAGGACGCGCTATGCAACAAGAGTTGTGACATCCGCGACAGGTGCAACATTCAGAATGCTTGGGAATCCGTCTTGCACACCGAACTATAATTTGCAGTCAATTAACGGGACCGCACCGGCGGCAACGGCAGGAAATTGATGTAAATGTTGCAAACAGATGCATTGCGTTTTATAATATGGGTAAATTGATCCACACCGTAAAAGGAGATTATATGCGTAATACATCAAAAATTAAAGACCTCACCGGAATGAAATTTAACAAACTTACCGTTATAGGAATTGCATCTCGAAATCCTTTGTATTGGGAGTGCAAGTGCGACTGTGGAAACACCACAAAAGTAAGAACCGCAAACCTCAAAAGGGGAATGGTAAAAAGTTGTGGCTGTTTGCAACACAGAGGAAATCCAACACATAATTTATGCCATACAAGGATATACCGTATATATAAAAAGATACTCAGAAGATGCTATGTAGAAAGCTGTCCTGCATACCCGAATTATGGCGGGCGTGGAATTATCGTGTGTGATGAATGGAAAGACTCCATTGAGGCATTCTATGAGTGGTCAATGAAAAACGGATATGATGATGAACTTTCAATAGATAGAATTGATAACGATGGTAATTATTGTCCAGAAAATTGCAGATGGGCGACAAGGGTTACACAAAGCAATAACCGTAGATCAAACATCAATATAACCATTGAGGGAGAGACAAAAACACTCCAAGAGTGGTGCAATGAATATAACCAGCCATATGGAAGAATTCACAAAAGGATAACTAATGGTTGGAATCCGGTTGAGGCTGTAACATTTAAGGAAGATGCACGATTAGTGAATCGTAAGCAGAAAGGAAAAAAGTAAACATGTATGATGAATTGAAACATATTTGCGAAATCCTGGAAAACGAACTTGCGAATGTCAACAAGAAATTGGACAAAAGTGGTGGCGTGCTGTCCGGGGATGATATTTCGTACATAGATAAGCTGACGCACAGTATTAAATCCATCAAGACCACAATCGCAATGATGGAAGCGGACGGTGGAGAATCCGGCTACTATATGCCGATGTATGGCAGAAGCTACGCCGACGGCATGAACGGAGACGGAAGGAGCTATGCAAGAGGCCGCAGCTATGCAAGAGGACGTGACAGCATGGGCCGTTTCACTTCCAGACGCGGTGGCATGTCCTACGATGATGGCATGGTGGAAGAGCTGCGCGATCTGATGGACAGGGCGCCGGATGAAACTACCAGGAGAGAATTCCACAAGCTGATCACCAAGCTGGAGCAGAGGTAAAGGAGGTGGCTTCCTGTGATACGAGACGAGGATCTGCGGGAAGCCATTGCCGAGATGCAGGGGCAGAAAAATCCCAATGCTCAGACCTGCATCAAGCTTGCGGCCTACTACATCATACGGGATCATTTACAAGACAAGGCAGCTGTGCAGGAAACGCGTCCTGTGGAGTACGAACCATATTCGATGTCCGGAAGTGAGCCGGGAACAATAAGTTATGAGGGAGACAGCGAGTTTGCACAGCTGATCCATGGAAAGAATGAGGATGCTGTAATGGCAGTAATGGACGAATTAATGTCCACACTGCATGTCATGCATCCGAGACTGTATGATGGAGTTATGAATAAGATTTATCAATGATTAGAAAGAGGAGGCTTGATGCCTTCTCTTTTTTATGGTGGGTAACCGGAACCTGCTGGGCTGTGCTCACTCTCATATAAATAGCTGTTTGCATTTTTCTGTCCTTCAATTTATCATAAATGTGCGCCATAGATCATGATCCGCTGTGCTTTTCCCCTAGCCGGCGGGTCATTTTTTATTTTCAAGTGCGCTTAGGATTATCAGTGCGGTCTTAACATTTTCAATATCTGCAGTCATGGCAAGTCTTACTAGTTGTGGCTCCGTGCGGGTTCGACCCCCGCTGCCGGCAGATAAAATACCCCGTAAGGCGCTGTATTTGGCGTTTTGCGGGGCTTTTTCTATTGGCACGATTATTCGACCTGAAATGTTTGTTGGAACGCTGAGACGGCTTTTAATAAATTTCAAAAGTGTAAATCGAATAAACAAAAGTTCAAATTAATTGAACAAATCTGCTTGACAAGTTCATGGAACATGAATACAATGGTGACATGTTCATGAAACGTGAACACACAGAAACACATTGAAATAAGCAGGAAGGAGGACAAATGTTCAGAAACTTATACGCCGAAGAGGCGCGGCACAATCAGACCAACATTACGATGGGCAAGATGCTCGGAATTGATCCTGTCACTTATAGCAGGAAAAAGAAAAACGGAGGCTTCACAGTCACTGAAGCGAAAAAGATGACAGAGTTCTTTGGGGTTTCTTTTGAGTATCTGTTTGAAACTAAGGGGGAAGAGTAAGCACATGGCAGAAGAGAGATTTTTATCAATTCCGCTGAATGAACAGGAAACAACAATTTCATTTAGCAGAGACGGCGAGCAGGTCGATATTTGGACGAATGACAGAACCATGATAACTAAACTGGACAAGCTCTGTAAATCCAGTCCTGCGATGTACAGGTGCAAGCACGTAGGTTATTCGATGGGAGAACACGAAGTGATGGACAAGCAGTATGTATGCTCCGACAAGTCACTGCTTTCCTTTAAGCCTAAGAAAAGACAGTGCGCCCCACTCACCGACGAGCAGAAGGCGGAAAGAGTTCAACGCCTCAGAGCATTGCAAGATACCAATGGGGTGCAGTGATTGTATTCATTACAGCTACTGCATGGAGCGCAGAGGCATCTGCACGGAATACGAAACACAGGAAATGAAGAACAGAAGGATAGCTGATGA